GGATACTAATAACCAATCAAGTTCTACTACGTTGGAATTACGCTTTCTCGGTACGCCGAGCGTTTGATGACACGAGAGTCATAAGTGGGGGCTGCGCTTTAGGGCGTGGCTCCCGCGCTAGTTAAGGATGTATGCCACCAGAAATTAAGAAGATTCCTAGGAAGAGGCGCGGTAAGGGCGAAGTGCTGGTAGATGTGCAGATTCTACGCTGGCGTAAAGAGCTTAAGAAGCGTGGCCTTACTACAGGTAAGCGCGTAGACGCTGACCGCAAGCTTAAGAAGCGCGCTTTAGAGAAAAAGGCTACTGAAGCCGCTATCTTAGCGGGAAAGAAAAACTTCTTCGGGACTGATGAATGAAAATATGTGTTGAATGCTCAAAAGAGTATAAAACCGGTTCTCTTGGAAAATGCTCCACGTGTTATATGCGAAAGCACCGATCCGAAAACCGAGAAAAGATTAACGCGTATGCCCGGAAACGTAGGGCGTCGAATAGAGATAGAATCCTAGCAGTAGAAAAGAAAAACAGGCAAAAGCCAGAGGTTGATAGGCGGTTGTTTGATGGCCGACTAAGAAAACGCTTTGGAATCACGGCTAACCAATACGACGGGATGTACCTATCTCAGGGCGGAGTTTGTGCCATATGCTATAAACCAGAGATAGGGCAAAGATTAAGCGTAGACCACTGCCATAAGACGGGTAAAGTTCGTGGGCTTCTTTGCGATACATGCAATACGACTCTCGGTAAGTTTGAAGATATCCCAGAAAGATTTATCAGCGCCGCAATCTACCTTCAAAATAGGGGTAAGTAATGGCGACTATTGATTTACGTCGTTTATTTCCAGCCGCCGCAGACGGAACACACACCCCATTACCGAAGCAAGCCGCCTTTTTAAAAGAGGTAATGGATCCTAAAGGGGCTCAATTCGTCGCCTATTATGGTGGGTTTGGTTCGGGTAAATCCGTGGTTCTTTGCGCCGCGATTCTAACCCAAGCCGTAATGTATGGGGGATCTTACCTGATATCACGGCACTTTATGCCAGAGTTGCGAAGAACAACAATGAAGGCATTCCTTGATATGTGCCCTAAAGAGCTGATCATAGAAACTCGGATCGCAGACGCCGAAGTTCATTTAAGATCAATGAAAGGGACCGCCATAGTTTATTTTATTGGGCTCGAATCTCCCGATAAAATTGACTCCATGAACTTAAGCGGGTTTGCTATTGATGAAGCTTCTCAAACGACCGAAGAGGCTTTTTTAAAGCTACAAGGGCGTCTCCGTAATCCCCTGGGTCTTAGGAAAGGTTTAGTCGTAGGAAACCCTAAAGGTCGCGACCACATTTACAGGGCCTTTGTTTCTAAGCTCTCCATTCGTCCAGAAGCCCACCACAAGTACAAAATGTTTGTGGCACCCTCCACAGAGAACTTCCACCTCCCGGAAGGTTACGTAGAAAACCTACTAAGCTCGTATAGCCCAGAACGCGTTCAGCGCGATATTATGGGGTCATTCGACAGTTTTGAGGGAATGATCTATAGTGACTTTAATAGAGAAGATCATGTTGTTACGCCTTATGAAATCCCAAAAGAGTGGACAAGAATAATAGGTTTAGACGACGGATTCACTAACCCCGCCGCAGCCATATTTGGCGCAGTTGACCACGACGGCAACATAGTGATTTACGATGAGTTCTATCAGTCCGAGTGGCTGACAGATGAAGTCTGCAAGGGTAAAAATGGTGTTCCGGGTATAAATCAAAAAATAGGGTCAGATAAGATCAGCGGTATTTTTATCGACCCGTCTACTAAAGCCAAACGAAACCAATCCGGCGGGTCGATTTATAGTAATTTTAGTGTCTATCTGGAGCACTTACCCAAACACGTTCCCTTAATTTCTGCTAACAACGAGGTTAGCACCGGAATCGGGAGAGTGCAGGCATTTTTACGTAAAAACCCCAAGACCAAGAAGCCCCGGTTAACTATTTTTAACACTTGTTTCAATCTTTTAGAAGAAATTGGGGAATATCGCTGGGCTGAGCTAGGCGCTGGTCAAGAAGGTTCTAAGAATCAGAAGGAAGAGCCCCGTAAATACAACGATCACGCCATGGACGCCCTCAGATACCTGATTATGTCGCGCCCAGACCCCACTAAACGCGACGAAACCAATAAATCCTGGCCCACCATGCAGTCCGCTATCCAAAAAGAGCTGGAAGGCATCAGAAACCCCAAGCCTAAAGACCCGTTCGGTGATTTTTAAAGCATTTCAAGTACATGAATGAAATGTTGAGACAATTTAACAGTATATAGTGAGGCAAATAACAAAAGGGAGCACCTCGTGAAACAATGCTCAATCAACGTAGGGTGGGGTTTCTAGTACTAGTGACTAAAATGGCATTTTTAGCAGTAGATCTTACTAACGAACCACGAGCATTTTCAATCGGCCCTATCAAGGCCGAATTTATGACGTACACGTGTGTTTCAGGCGATACGTCGGGAACCGTGACTGCAAGCTCGTTGACCTCTATGGACAGCCTTTCTGTTCCCGGCCTTAACGTATCCGCCATTTCCATTTCTGGAAACGTGGCCACTATTACGTTCGCCGATCCGGCTGCTAACCGCACCGGCCTTATTATTTGCGTAGGCCGCTAATATGGCTGAAGCGGGCAGTAAGAAAAACCCATATGGAGTGGACAGCGACCCGATGCGCGGTCGTACTAACCCGCTCCAAAGCCCCCCTAGTCAAGACCCTGCTGGTGCATTGAAGCGCAAGCAAAAGGCTAGCATCGAAGATGAAATGAATAAGCCCGACCCTGTGGGCGACTTTGTACGCCGTATCATCGGTGGCAACAAAGAGCGAAAGAAAAACGGATATTAATGTTCGGGAATTGTAAGGTCTGCGCAGAGAAGGATAAACGCGTTGCCTCCCTTGAGGAGCAAATCGCCTTCCTGCGCGGACTTTTACATCCTGCGGTCGATAACTCGAATATCCCCGAATCTGTACAAGAAGCTAATGGCATTTTAGATGCCCAAGACCGTCCAATCGAAATTCAAACCTATGCCGCAGCTACCATTGCTCTATCCGAAGAAGAGCTTGCTGAGCGCGATGCAATCTTAAGCGGGTCTTACTAATGTCAAGCAATGACAACGGCAGTAACGCAGTCAATAGCGCGGGTAATAATCTAGACATTACCAAGATCACAAATGAAGAGCCGGAGAAGCTTGCGTCCGCTATTGAGTCGTTCTATAAACAAGACGGAACTCAAAAGACTCGGCTTTCTTATCATTGGGAGCGCAATATGCGTTTCCTCGACGGCGACCAGTGGATTCTGTGGGGAGCTAATTCCTCAGGTCAATACACCTGGAACACGCTTCAGGTATCCAAGGCTAATGAATACATTCCACGCCCTGTTACTAACTATCTTTTTGATGCCTATCAAACCCTCAAGTCTTACCTCACCAAGACTAAACCACGGTCTACGGTACGCCCAAATACACAAACTTTTGAAGATAAGTCTGCTGCTAAATTAGCTAATCTCTGTATTGAGGCTAACTACGAGCGGTTAAAGGACCAAGAAAACTACGAGTACGCTGCGTCTATCCTAGTGACTTACGGCACCGTGTTCAAAAAAACATATTGGGATACTAGTGCTGGCGATACTATTGATGTGCCTGGTGATGTTCCTGTGGGCGCTGGCCCCGACCCAATGGCCCTTTCACCTGAAGATGCGGGGGCCATGCAAGCGCCAACGCAAAGTATTCCGCTCGGGGACGTTAGCACTGTGGTCAAAGAACCATACTGCATGGCGCTCGACCCGCTGGCTTCGGATTTACATACCTCACGTTGGGTCATGGAGTATGCGATTCAACCTCTCGATTGGATCAAAGAAACCTATGGAAAATCAGGCGAAGGTTATACCGGACTTGCGGAAACCGTAAAGTCTGAGACGCAGCTCTCCGGCTCTATGCGCAGGTTCTACCAACTTAAGAACTCCTCCGGTGTTCGTAACGCAGCCCCACTAGAGGGTGGCGGAAATAACGACACAGGCTCGCAGCAAATCCCTAATTGCGCGGTGGTTAAAGAATACTATGAAAGACCTTCTGCTCTCAATCCTTCAGGTCGTATGGTGGTCGTTGCTAACGGGGTTTGCCTTTACGCTGGTGATTCACCTTATAGCGGGCCAGACGTAGGCGATTGGCACCCGTACTCTGAGTGTCGCTGGGAAATCGTCCCAGGACGTTTCTGGGGTAAATCTCCTCTCGATGCCGCTTGCGACCTCCAAAAGCGGATCAACTCTATCGACGCCACGATTATGCTCGTGCGTAAAACGCAAGCTATCCCGCAGAAGCTTCTCCCCGCCGGTTGTGGCATTGAGCCAGGCCAGTGGACTGGTCGCCCAGGACAGGTTCTTACCTACCGCGCTGACGCCGGGATGCCTTCGACAGTAGCCGCTGCCGGAGTTGACTCACAAGTCTTTAAAGAGCGCGAACAGTGCGTGGAAGACATTAAAACGATTACTGGCGCTATCGACATCTTGAAAGGCGACCGTCCTCCGGGAGTTAACGCGGCCTCCGCACTCTCCCTCCTGTACGAAGTAGGCACCGGGAAGCTATTCCCTGTTCTTGACCGTTGGAAGCGTTTCGTAGAGAACGACCAGAAAAAAGAACTTCATCTCATCGCTAAGCACTATCAAGAGCCGCGAGAACAATATATCTCGCTTCTTAAGTCGCATAACAAGGAACTCTCTGAGTCTGAGATTTCTAAGTTTATCGGTAAAGACCTGCTCGATAACTGTAACGTAATCGTAGAGACGGGCTCTAACGTGCCTAAGCTTGAGTCGATGAAGCAAATGCGTTTACAAGAAGCTGCGCAAGCTAGTGCTATTGACTTAACCTCCGCCATTAACCGCATGGAATATCAGCGGCAGATGGGCATTACCGGGTTTGATAACGACGTTGGCAAAGACGCCAAACGCGCTGAATGGGAAAATGATTGTTTAGATAACATTCTCCTGTTTCCAAATAAAAAACCTGTTGTGCTTCAAGCAGATGACGACGCGGTTCACATCGCGTACCACGAGGGTCGGATGAAAGACCCGGTCTGGATGGAATTCGACCCGCAGATTCAGCAAGCGTACATGATGCACGTTGAAGAGCACCACAATGCTCAGATGCAGAAGCAGCAAATGGAAGCCATGAACGCTATGGCTATGGGACAGCAACCAGGTCAAGCGGGTTCTGGTATGGACCCAAATCAAGTTCCTGGGCAGGGCAAAGGTGCCCCAGCCTCAGTTCAAGAATCGGCTATGAAGGCCGATTTACCACCCGGCTCGGAGCCTAGATAATGATTAATCCTGTCACGAATAAAAAATGGCGTATCTTCATGGGAATTCCCACAAACGGGAGTGTCTCTGATTTTCAGACCTATGTTCTTCGTGATTTGCAAGATCGTTACGCGGACGAAATCGAACTTGTGTACCCTGAACAGCTTTGCCAGCGCATCTTTCACGACGCCGCGCGCGAAGGAGTTGTGCAGGACTTTTTAGACAGCGGTTGCGACATTCTTTGGTTTTTAGATTCTGACATTTGCCCGCCAAAGCACGTTCTAGATCTAGTTACAATGCATGGCGATAAGTGGAAGTGTGCAGCCGCACCATATCCTGTGTTCATGGCGCAGCCCGGAGAGTCTTTCCGCCAAGTTGTTTACACCGTGTATAAAGCTATTGCCCCACACCCAGTTACTAAGCAGCCACGAATTGCTCCTTGTGATGTCCCTAATGACGGAACGGATTGGCTCGACGGCGCGGCGACTGGGTGCCTCTTTATTAAGCGCGAAGTGTTTGATAAGCTTGAGCGCCCGTACTTTGAATTCAAATATGACCCGATTACGCGTATGCCAATTGAAGGTGAAGACATCGGTTTCTGCCTCAAGATGCACAAGCTGGGTATCAAGTTCTTTGTAGACTTCTCGATGGTGTGTAAGCACTTCAAGAATAACATCGACCTAGTCGAGATGAATAACTACGCAATCTCTTACGCGCAGAAGTGTGTTAATTGGCAGCGGGACGCTATTCAAAAGCAAGTACTAGAACTTGAAGAGAAGTACAAAAAGGTTAAAGAAACAAATAAGCAACTCCGCGCAATGCTAGAGCAGGGCGGAAGAACCGCAGCGCAACCAGTGCAGCGCCAGGTACATTTTAGATAAGTTTCCGCGTAACAGCACTTCGCGGGGTGCAAGCCATAGTGTCCCTGGTCCGGTAGGCCAGCCACTCAGCTCTTATAGCAATCTACCTGGGTTTAGGTTTGCCCACCGCTCGTCACGGCTAGAAGACGTAAAAGGAACCTATGCTAGACAATGAAAATGAGATCGAATCTACCCAATCCGACGTAACGCAAGACTCCTCGTCGGAGAGTCAAGACGATGCTCAGACCGGCCAGCAAGCTGCTGCACCGGAGACTAAACAGGAAACGCCGTTTCATGAGCACCCTCGATGGAAAGAGGTCATGGAAGAGCGCAATACCGAAAGGTCGCGCGCTCAAGCTTTGGAACAGCAACTACAAGCGTTGCAGCGGCAGTTTCAGGAATCTCAGAAAGTAAAAGAACAACCGCAAGACCCAATGTACGAGCGGCTCAAGGGTATTGACCCCGAGTTTGCGGACTACCTAAAGGACGTGCGGTCCCAGGCGTCTCTCGCTAAGCAGCTTCAAGATGAGCTGAATAATATGAGACAAGAGCAATTTGTTAGCAGCGCAGTTAACAAGTTTGAAGAGCTAAACAAAGCTAATCAGGTTAGTCCTGAACTAGCGGAACTTTATTTCTCCAAGCTTGATTTAGCTACCCGAGAAGGCAAGATTAAAAACCTTGGCGACTTGGAAAAAGCTTATAACGATTTGCACGGGAACATGAAGAAGTATCTCGAAGCGCAAGAACGTACTGTCATTGAGAAGTACACGGCGACTAAGAAGAAAGACTCCTCATCTCCCGCAGGACAGCCAAAAGGCCGTAACCCGGTCCAAGGTCAAAAAGTTGAGTTTTCTAAAGATCCCTATGAAGCTAAAGCGCAATTAATTAAACATATCGCTCAGACTATGAAGTCTGGACGAGATCAACTCTAACATAGGTGATATAAATGGCTACTGATCTTTCAAGTATTAGCGGTGCACTTAAGCAAGTGTATGGCCAATACAATGTAC